TTGCTCAGGTCGAATGGTTTTGCCATAGTTGATTCCTCTTGTCATTAGTATAGTTGATAATCTGGGCATACACAACGGTGTAGAGGCCCAAATTGTGTTTAAGACTTCTGACGATTACGAATCATTGCCAAAATGTCTTCTGCACGTTGGCTAGATGCGGCTGGTTTTGCAACAGGCTCTTCTGCTTCTGGTACTTCAACAGGTGCGGGCTTGGCAACAGGTGCTGCCTTGGCAGGAACATCGTCCTCAGCATCATGTGCTGCCGGTGCGCTTGCTGACGATGCATTATTGTTCTGTAAGCCCGGTGGCTTGTAGTAAGCACCCCAACGTTCTGGATCATATGCTTGACCGTCAACGCTGGCTTCAAACATTTCTTTGATAACTTTAAGCTCAACATCAGTTGGCTTTTTAGGCAAGAAGTCTGTCAGGTTAAACAAGCCATGTGTATCAATTGCGGATTGTTCATTTGCTATAAGTGCAGATTCTTTACGAGCCCAGCTAGAAGTGCTGTAGTCAGCATAACCACCTTTGGAAGTTTTCTTGATAGTGAAATCAAGACCTCCGGTGTAGTCTGTTGGCATATTTTCCATCTCTGGATCCATTAACGCATTCTTAATCAAGTTAAAAATTTGTGGACTGATCACAAAACGACGGATTGGATTCTCTGGAGTCTTGTCATCGCCAATTGGGTTCTCACGAACAAAACCCTGGAACAGGTAAGACTTCTTCTTCCAGTACTTACGGCCCATTTCTTCTAGTGCCGCATCTTTAAACCAAGTACGTACTTCAGCAAGTACAGGACATGCTTCGCCATACATTTCCACGCATGGAACTTGTACAACAATAGGTTTGCTGTCTGCTTGACCTTTGATGCCTGCAAAAGGCAATCGGATCATGAGTCGTTCGACCCAGAAGAAAGAATTTTTGGAGTTGCCGTCTGGAAGGAAACGGACTTTTGCGCTTGTACCTTCGGCTATGTTCCAATGCGCATAAATTGCATTGTCGCCTCCAGTTTGATTACCGCCTTGACGGCTCTCGGCTGCTTGTAGTTTTGCACGGATTTCGGCTAATGTAGTTGCCATGATGTTTTCTCCTTAATGAAAGTTTTAAATGTGCCATGATAGTTTGTTTGCGCACACCTTGTAGTATACGCACTTTTATTTAGTCTTGCAAGAGGCTTTTGATCTTATTTTATCAAAAACGATTGAATGCCCGAAAGTCGTTTGATTATTGCCAATTCTTCACTGACCACGGGTTGACCCGTTCCGGGTGCCGCAGTTGGTTCTGGAGGTGGTGGTGCTGCTGCCGGAGTTTGAGCTGGTATGGCCTGATCCATTTCTGCAGCATCGCTCAATCCAAGTTTATCATACAGTCCGGGCATCTCTTGCTTCATGAAATGTTTTACCACATCACGGGCATCTGCTCTAGGACCTTCGTTGTCGGCCAAGTCGCCTAGACGATCAAACAGTTCGTCGTCACCAATAAGATTATACAGGGCACTGGTAGCGTTTTCAGCATCAGTGCCCACTTCCATTGGATTTGCCATGAGTGTTTTTAGTTGTTCTAGATCTTCTGGAGTTTCTGGTAATGCCCATGTACCTTCCATGATCTCGGAGCCTGAGTCAAAGTCAATATAATTAATTTCGTTTTCGCCGATTCGTAATCCTTCTTTGAGATTGCGTAGGTCGCGTAGATAGTGTGTGGCTAACTTAACTGCCAGTGCTTGATTTTCTTTTAGAGTTTGGTCACTGTCTTCTGTTACATTGTTGTAATTGGTTGCCCAGTGTTTGGCAAACTCTGAAATTTCAGGATTTGCTAATGCACGTTGAGCAATGTCTTCTAACACTTTTACTACCAGGTCTGTTGGATGTAAAAATGTTAATGCCTTGATATATTCATCCATGCCTTCGTTGGCTAACAATTTTAAAGGCAAACGGTTTTCTACGACGGAACGCACTGTGTCAATTTGTTTTTGTTTTGCTTGCTCATGTAGCTGATATGCTTTGTGTACCAGTGGGAGTGCTGCCGTCATGCGATCATCAAATATTTTTTTGACGAATTTTTCTTTCATGCTGTTAACATCTACTTCGTCTAGTTGTTGTGCCTGTGGTTCAAAACTTTCAACAAATGATCGATATGCTTTTGCACCTTTGAGGTGATTCAGTTGTCGGTGCATGCCATGATAATAACTTGTTGCTGCCTCTACCATACCATTGGCAGTGCTGTCTTCAAATGTGCGATTACGCATTCCGCGAACAAAGCGACTTAGTTCAGTCATTTCCTGGACCATGACATTCAGGTGTTGGCCTACATCATCGTAAGGCACTCCACCTTCTGCGATATGGCGAGCCATTGCTCTTGCGCCAGCCAACTTGTTATGTTGCATCTTGAAACGTTCGCCTTGGTCGTTTTCTACATAGATTGCATTGATATGTCTGGCTCGGCTTCCACGAACTTCTGTGTTCACGCTTTCGGTGTGTACGATCCTGATACGTGCGGCACCAACATTTTCAAAGCTGGTCATTGGAGTTCCGTACATGCGGCTTTCTGTAACTTTGACATCTTGGGTGCCTAGGGTGCTGTCTGCTTTGCTCACTTGTTTTAGATCCTTAATATGTAGATTACTTCGACTGATGTCTCGAGTGTCGAATGTCAATAGATTACGTCTGGCAAAATAGCGTAGTTCGTGTAAGAACTCATACCATTCTTTGCGCTGTACATCATCTAGCTTTTCGCTGATGTTTCTGCTGAAATAGATTTTTAGGCTGTTTTCGTCGATCAGGCTGAGTGTGATATTACCAAAGTTTTCGCCGTCCTTGCTAACATAGTCAAAATTGAAGAATCGTGCTTCTTCTGGATTTGGAGTTGCTTTAGCAGTTTCGTTGCCTAAGTTAACATTCTCAAATCTACTACGGACTTTTTCAAATAAATCTTCGGCAATTTTTTCTATTTCGCGTGACATTGTATTGGTTTCCTAATGCTGTATTTAGCCTATTACCAACCAGATCCTGTTGACATCACAAACGGCATGGGCTCTACATAGTCAGTGAGCGCATCACGCAGTTCGTTATCCAGCTGACTATCAAACTCTTTGAGCAGTTGCACCATGCGTACTACCAGTAGCGTGGCCATGACTAGATCGTCAGTTTCGCCCAGTTTTGCCGCATAACTTACTCCATGGGCAACAAAGGTTTTAAGCTCGCTGATTAGATTTGAGCTTGCAATAGTCATTTTTTTAGTTTCAACCAGGCTCTTGAATTTAGAACAAACTGCCAGCTTGGTTTTGTTTGTGGTTGTAAATCCCTTGCGGTGGCTTCTGCTACTGCCTATTCTTGCGGGCTCACTAAGGAATATGCCCGGTATGTTTTCTTCACCAACTTCGCTGATAGCAACCAGTGCGGCTTCGCCCAGGGTATTGTTTTCCACGGAGTAGTAAACGCTGGTATTATCTGTAGCACTTACTAGATAGCTGGTAATTTCTTTGAGTATGGCCACTTGCCGTTGCACAGGTGTTTTATTATGCTGCCACTCAGCTACCTGTTTTAATCCCGGCAATTCAAATACTTGTATTGCACTTGGGTCGCCACCTGTGCCCAGGCTAGGATCTAGCCCAACAACATAGGTACAGCCACGTTGTGGCTTTTTGTACCAGCGTACCTGTCCTTGTTTTTCAATTGGTTCAATACCACCCATTTCAAACAGTACAACAGCATTGATCAAGGTCTCATCAAAGATCAAGAACTCGCATTCCATTTCACGTCGGAAACGCTCTTCCCCTAGTTGCGATTTCATTTCGCCTGCCCACTTCTCATCACGGTCTGGATGTTCTCTCCAGTTACTACGGAATCCTTTGAATCCGTTTGCGCCTAGTTCTGTTTCATTTCCAAACTCGTCCACGCACTTGTTAGCACCTTTCCAGATCAGCGCAAACTGGTCTTCGTCTGAGTTTGGTGTGCTGGTGATAATACACTTACCACCTGTTGCCAGTGTAGGTGTAATGGATGTCCAGAAGTCCTTGGCAATAGTTGGTCGCACAAATGCAAACTCGTCACAGTAGAGAAGTGAAATACTCATACCACGACCTGTATTTTCTGTAGTTGTTTGCGCCACAATACGTGATCCGTTTTCAAAATCAATTGAGCCTTTGTTATAGGAGGTGACACCTGCTCGTATAAAATCAGGACAGTTTTCATAAGCATATCGCACACGTTGCATGATCTCCTGTGCGCCTAGATACTTGTGTGCCGCTACTAAAATTGTAGAATCCGGTACGAACATTGCGTACCATAATAAATACCCTGCCGCACTGGTTGATTTCCCCGTTTGTCTAGGCATCAGGCTGATAGAGAATCTATAATTGTGGTAGGTGTCAATCAATCTTTCTTGGTACTCAAACGGATGATACTGTATGCTACCCTTGGTAGGATGCTGTATATGGAAGTAGTTGTCCATGAAATACATCGGACCCGTTACTGGATCTGCACATTTTGCTAACTCGCGTATTTGTAGCTCAGTGTAGCTTTCAATTTGGTGAGCCTTTTTAACAATTACGTTTTCTAAACTTTTTGACATATAAGTATTTAACATGAATTGCCTACTCTTAAATTCTAATTTTGAGCCAATCAGCATTCTACCGCTGAGTATTATCAATTGGCAACACGCCATCAAGCTGATGTTCTTGGACCGTATCACGGTGTTGGAAACCTACGACAATCATGTTGCTCGTAGTGCTAACTTGACAATTCATTATCCTGCTGTTGCTGTAACCAAGAACTACTTCAACAACAAACGTGGTGTACGCTTCAGTCGTGCTCACTTGTACCTGCGTGACCTGTATCAATGCCAGTACTGCGGTGATACATTCCCTGGAGGCGAACTGACCATTGACCACATGATTCCACGTGCAAATGGTGGTAAAACCACGTGGGAAAATAGCGTAGCTGCCTGTAAACCGTGTAATCATAAAAAAGGTACAAAGCTATGGAAGCCTATGCGCATGCCCTACAAGCCAGACTACTACAACCTAGTGGCCAAATGGAAACATCGTCCTGTGCATATAGAGCACCCAAGCTGGTATCAGTATCTAGGTATTGATGGTAAACGAGCCACTG